GGGGAAACATAGATATGCTTTCAGGAAATATGATTCAAGACGACACTATAGAAATACAAGCTACTGATCCAGAAGAAAACATGAGATCCATGGACATGTCGTCAGCAGCAATTAGCGAAATTCTTAGAATCGACATGACAGCATTACTGAAAGAGTCATTAGGCGAAAAGCTAGAAGAAGATTACTACGGTATTGACGAAGACTTAGATGAAGATATGTATGCAGATTTAGATGAAGAAGAATTAGCTGAGGTAGAAGAACACGCTATTGGCGGATATGCGGCCCCTATGAAGACACCAACAAAAGCGCAACAAAAAAAGCTAATGACGTTTAAGGAAGATTTACAGCGCTTACAAGACTGGAAACTAAAAACAACCGGTAGGACAAGAAGCTAAAGATTGTTAACATTTTTAAAATTAATTTGTATACTAATTACTGCTTAGGTATAATGCTTAAGCAATACAAAAACTAATTATTGCAAATTAAAAATTAAAAAATTGGAGATAATCATGGCTATCGATTTTGAAGCTATCAAGCGTAAACTAGATCGCTTAAGCGGCAACAACAACAGTAGAAACTCAATGTGGAAACCCGTAGAAGGTGAAAAGCATACAGTTCGACTTTTAAGTTTTCCTGACAATGACGGACAACCCTTTAAAGAGTTAATGTTTTATTATAATATTCCCGGACAACGAGGTCTTTTAGCACCATCACAGTTTGGTAAAAAAGACCCAATTCAAGAATTGATTAATAAGCTTAGGGACGAAGGAACAAAAGAAAGCTATGACATGGCAAAAAAATTGTATCCTAAGATGCGGGTTTATGCTGCTTGTGTAGTAAGAGGAGAAGAAAGTGAAGGTGTAAGGCTTTGGGGCTTTGGTAAAACAGTATATCAAAAGCTACTGGCATTAATGCTTGATGAAGATTACGGAGACATCACAGATCCAACAGAAGGTAGAGATATCAATGTTGTTTGTAGTAAGAATCCGGGTCAACAATGGGCAATGACAGAAGTAACTCCTCGAGGACGAGAAACTAAGCTAGCTTCTGATAGTAAGCAAGCAAAAGAATGGATGAGTAATCTTCCAGATCTAGAAAACATTTTTCAACTTAAGTCATATGACGAGTTAAGTAAGATTATCAATGATTGGCTAGCTGATGGTGATGAGGATGATACGGGCACGGAGCATGGATCAACAACTGAAACAACTGAAGCAACAAAGTCAAAAGATAAGTCTGGATCTTATGGTAGTTTAGATGATGCGTTTGCTGATTTAATGGATTAAATTAAATATTTAATAAAATCTATTTTAGGGGGTAATTCATTTTACCTCCTTTTTTTTTGAAAATATGTCACTAGCAAGTGTATAATAAAAACAAACGGAGAAAATATGTCATCTGATAATTTTACTAAAGACTTGATCAAGTCATTAAACAAAGATCACGGTACTAGAGTTGCATACAACCTTGCAGAAGATGAAAGTCCAACTCATGTCAAGCGATGGATAAGTACAGGATCAAAAATGCTTGATTATATTTGTGCTAATAGAAAAAACGGAGGTCTTCCAGAAGGTCGAATTGTAGAGATATTTGGTCCGCCAAGTATTGGAAAGTCCCATATCGCAACTCAAATAGCAAGAAGTACCCAAGCTATGGGTGGTATTGTTGTTTATATCGATACAGAAAATGCAACATCAGTTGAAAATCTCGGTTCATTAGGCGTTGACGTTTCAAATAGATTTGTTTATGTTGACACACACTGCACCGAAGAAGTGCTCTCAATTGCAGAAAAAACAATTCTAAAAGCAAAAGCATTGAATAAAGATATTCCAGTAACAATTGTTTGGGACTCGGTTGCAGCATCTTCACCAAAAGCAGAACTTTTAGGTGACTATGATAAAGAAACAATAGGACTACAGGCAAGAGCAATATCAAAAGGTATGAGGAAAATCACAGGTGTAATCGGCCAAACAAATTCACTTTTTGTCATCTTAAATCAGATAAGAACAAAGATCGGTGTTATGTATGGCGACCCCGATACAACTCCAGGAGGCAAAGCAATCCCTTTTCATTCTTCAATCAGAATTAAACTAGGCGCAGGACAACAAATTAAAGATGGCGATGATGTTATTGGTATTCAGGTTTGGGCAAAAACAGTTAAAAATAAAGTTGCTCCACCTTTTAGGAAGGTTAATTTTCAAATTCACTTTGGAAAGGGTATTGTTGAACACGAAGAACTTTTTGATCTTTTGAGAAAACATGGGGAGGATACTGTTGATGACTATATAGTAACAGTTAGCGGAACAGGCGGTTGGAAACACATGAGTGTTGTTGATAAAAAAACAGAAAAAGCAATCATTGAAAAGAAATTTAGAAAAACAGACTTTAATGAGATTTTAAACGATAAACAATATTCTGTTTACTTAGATGGCCTAATTGAAAAAGCAATGGTAAAACTTTTAAACTCTGATGAAGGCATAGACATAAACCCAGAGTCTTATGAAGAAATTAAAGCATTAGCGGATGAGTTAGATGTCGATCTCTAATCGAATAATAATCATAGATGCTTACAACCTGTTTACACGTCATTACGTTGCACATCCTGGAATGTCAAAGAATGGTGAACAGGTTGGAGGCGTTGTTGGTTTTTTTAATAACTTAATAAGGTTAGTGGAAAGAATCAACCCAGAACATATTTATGTCATATGGGAAAGTGGTGGATCAAAAAGAAAAAGAGACTTATATCCTGATTATAAAAAAGGACGTCGGCCAGCAAAGCTAAATAGATATTATGAAGATATTCCAGATACTTTGGAAAATAGAAACTTTCAAATAAAGACACTCGTCGATCTTTTAGATAAATTTCCGATAACACAGATATATGTAGAAGACGCTGAAGCTGATGATGCCATAGGATACATGGCAAAGTATAAACTAAGCAAACAGAACAAGGTTATAATATCTTCTGATCACGATTTCTATCAGCTTATAAACAAAAATTTAATAATTTGGTCTCCGACTTTAAAGGCATTTGTTGATAGTAAAAAAGTAATTGATAGATTTGGTGTTCATCCAAATAATTTTTGTCTTGCAAAATGCATAACCGGTGATAGCAGCGATAATATTCCCGGGATTAAAGGAATAGCTTATAAGACTTTAACAAAATATTTTCCTAAGTTTTCTCTTGAAGAAGACTATTTAATTCAAGAATTCTTTAATGATGTAATAGATTTAAAGAAAACTAAAAAACTAAAAGCTTTAGATAGACTTAGCTGTACTACAGAGCAAGATTTAATAAAGCGAAATTGGAAATTAGTACATCTGGATATGCAAAACCTAGTATCACATCAAGTTCAAAAAATTAATGAAAAAGTTGAAAATCCTAAAAAAACAATGAATAATATAGGTGCGCACAAATTATTAAATGAAAGCGGAATATTAAATATTGACTTATTAAAAGCTAGATTATTATTTAAAAAATATTAAAAATCAAGGATTATAAATGAATGCTTACTTTGCAGATAGTGAACAAAACTCATACTTTTCAAAATATGGAAAAGATTTTCAAGAAAGAATATTTCAAGCATTACTAACAGATCATACATGGGCTAGCCAGATGATGGAAGTTATGACAGCAGAATACTTTGAAATAAAATACCTTCAATATTTAGGTACAAGATTTTTTGGATTTCATCATAAATACAAGAATTTTCCAACACGACAACTTTTAGTTTCTATCATTCGCGAAGAATTGACAACTGGTAATGATGTTATTCTTAGGGAACAAGTAATAGAATTTCTTTCTAGACTTAAATCCTCACCCAATCTTGGTGATTTAAAGTATGTAAAAGAAAAAGCGCTAGATTTCTGCAAAAAGCAAGTGCTCAAGAAGGCATTAGAAGAGTCAGTTCACGCAATTAGTAATGAAAACTACGAATCCGTTTTAAGTATTATGAAGATTGCGCTAGCAAAAGGAGCACATTCAACAACCGGTCACGACTTTTTTGAAGATTACGAAGCAAGATTTTCAAAGATTACACGTCAAACATGCCCAACAGGCATACCACAGTTAGATAAAAAAGGTGTACTAAATGGCGGCTTGGCAAGAGGCGAAATTGGTGTTGTTGTAGCGCCAACAGGCGTTGGAAAATCTCACTGGCTAGTTAACATAGGTGCATCAGCACTCAAAGCAGGTAAAAACGTAGTTCACTATACATTTGAGTTAACAGAGACATCAGTTGGTGTAAGATACGATAGCAATTTATGTGATATTCCATCTTCAGACGTTCAAGACAGAAAAGAAGAAGTCTTAAGTATTTATGAAGATAATAGCTTTGGTCGTTTGATCATTAAGGAGTATCCAACTGGGTCAGCTAGCGTCATGACAATTAGAAATCATTTAGAAAAATTAGCAATGAAAGACTTCATTCCGAGTCTAATAGTTATAGACTATGCAGACATTATGAGATCTACTAGAAGCTATGACTCGTTAAGGCATGAATTAAAGTTGATCTATGAAGAACTAAGAAATCTTGCCATGGAAATGAAGATACCAGTATGGACAGCATCACAATCAAATAGAGAAGCTGCTGAAAAAGAAGTTATAGGTATGGACAGTATGTCAGAAGCATATGGGAAAGCAATGGTTGCAGATGTAGTTGTGTCTTTATCTAGAAAGCAATTAGAAAAAGCAACCGGATCGGGCAGACTTTTTGTTGCAAAGAATAGAGCTGGAAAGGACGGAATTTTATTTCCTGTTAGAATTGACTGCTCAAAATCAAGAATAACTGTTATTGATGACCCGTCAGAGTTATCTGTAATAGAAATGTTAGAAAGTAAGAAAACAGGATCAAAAGACATGTTAAAATCTAAGTGGAAAGAAATAACCGGAAAGTAACAGGAGCACCATATGACCAGAAAAAAGTATACTTATGATGAAGTATATCAAAGAAGTTTAGAATATTTTAAGGGCGACGAGTTAGCCGCATCAGTTTTTGCCGGCAAATATGCGCTTCAAGACTCAGAAGGCAACTATTTGGAATTAACACCAGACGATATGCATTCCAGGCTAGCATCAGAATTTGCTGGAATTGAAGAAAAATATGACAATTCGATGAATTATAAAGATATATACAACTTATTTAAAGACTTTAAATATATCATACCCCAAGGATCGCCAATGAGCGGTATTGGAAATGAAGCAAAAATACAGTCTTTGTCTAATTGCTTTGTTATCGATCCACCGGCTGATTCCTACGCAGGAATATTAAAGACAGATCAAGAACAAGTACAGATCATGAAAAGACGCGGAGGTGTAGGTTTTGATATATCTACAATTAGACCAAAGGGTATGTATACGTCAAATGCTGCAAAAACAACTGATGGTATTGAAGTATTCTTAGAAAGGTTTTCAAATTCATGCCGCGAAGTTGCACAAGGCGGTCGGCGTGGTGCATTGATGCTGTCAATATCAGTTCATCACCCACAAGTCATGGACTTTATTAAAATTAAGCGTGATCTTAAGAAAGTAACAGGAGCAAATATCTCTGTCAGAGTAACAGATGATTTCATGGATTGTGTCAAAACAAATAATTCATACCAGCAACGCTGGCCAGTAGATAGTAAAGAACCCGAAGTAGCAGCGTATGTAGACGCAAACGAAGTTTGGAGCGAATTAATTTAATCAGCCCATGCTTCTGCAGAACCGGGTATTCTTTTTTGGGATACAGCAACGCGAATGACACCTTCAGATGCTTACACAAAAGAAGGCTTCGGATCTGTGTCTACTAATCCGTGTGGCGAAATCATCTTATCTCCTTACGATTCATGTCGGCTAATGCTTGTTAATTTAACGTCTTTTGTTAAAAACGCTTGGGCAGAGAATGCTGAGTTTGATTATGGCCATTTTAGAACGATTGCTAAA